CCTTTCATATTGTCGAAAAATATGGTCGTGCTACGAAAGGCGCCCCTACGGGGAGCTGGAGCCCGTTAGAGCTTCTGAGGGGGTTCAGGCTGCGTCAACAAATATGTTAAGGCGCATCATGAACCCCCTCAGTCACGCTTCGCGTAACAGCTCCCCGTTGGGGCGCCTCTCGTGGTCTATCCTATTATTTATGCGTGAAGCACTGTTTCGTTTTGTTTGAGTGACTTTTTAACATCGATTACTCTCTGATTTGAGCTGCCTTTCCAATGTAGAGTTTGGTCGAATTTTTCTTTTTCAAATCTGCCGTCAACCACTACGTCGAGTAAATCCAGAAAATCTAAGTCCTGTATTTCCTCCCACAAATATCCGGTATACAGCCACTTGGTCTTTGTCGGAAACTTTTCGTCAATCAAGCGAACAAGCCTTCCTATCTCCTCTCGGTTCCCGGGGAAAAGCGGGTCGCCGCCGCTGAATGTTACTCCCGATATATACGGACGGCCGAGAATTTCCAAAAGTTCTCGTTCTGCGGCGTTATCAAACTCAATTCCGCCATTGGGGTCCCACGTTATCGGATTGTGGCAGTCCTCACAGTGATGACCGCAGCCCGCAACCCAAAGTACAACGCGCAAACCGTCGCCGTTCTTCATATCGTCTTTGGTTATATTATGATAATGCATTATTCTACATACTTCTCCTGTCTCTTATTTCTGCCATTTTGGCATCGTTGAGGCGTGTATCGCCCTTGACCCTTGAATACGAGAGATAACCGTTCATACGGTCAATCTTTGTGAGGTTCTTACTGCCGCACTCAGGGCATACGTCCATCTCAAGCTCCTGATGCCCGCAGTCGTCGCAGTACGCGAGCGAAAGATTTACGCCCTCATAAAATCCCATATCCATCGCACGATGAATAAGCGTCTTAACCGCGTCTATGTTATAGTCAATCGGGTACTTGACGTACTGGATTTTTCCGCCGTTCATCAAATCCCAAAAACGCTTTTCAAGGTCCTGCTTCTCAATCGGCGTGATATCCTCAGAAACGTGACAGTGGAAGCTGTTGCTGACATACTCGCGATCCGAAACATTCTCAATAATGCCATACTTCTTACGGAACTGCTTAACCTGAAGTCCGCAGAGGTTTTCCGCCGGCGTACCGTACATTGCATACAAGTGACCGTCAGCCTCTTTGAACTCATTAACTTTTTTATTAATATGCTCCATAACCTCAATTGCAAAACGTCCGTCCTCAACAAGCGAGGTCTTGTTATGCAGCTCCTGCAGCTCGTTAAGCGCAGTTATGCCGAACGACGCCGTTGCCGCCTTAAGAAGCGGCTTAATCTTATCGTGAAATCCGAGGTGTCCGCCGTAAAATCCGCCCTCACAGTATGCAAGCGGATTGGTTGACGCGCGCATCTCACCGAGATAATCATATGTACGTATATGCAGGTTTCTGATTAGCTCAAGATAATAGTCGAGCACCTCATAAAAATCCTTGCTCTCTTTTGTCGCCTTTGCATAAATCATAGGCAGGTTGAGACTTACCGCTCCGACATTAAATCTGCCCACAAATATCGGCTTATCATTATCATCCGCGGGGGTCATACCGCCTCTCTCGTACCAAGGCGAAAGGAATGCACGGCAGCCCATAGGAGAAATAACCGCACCGTACTTCTTGTACATACTCGCAACATAGCCTTCGCCCGTTAGCGACAGCCAATCGGGATACATTGTCTTAGACGAACACTCAACACCCGCTTCAAACACGTCCTCAAGCTCACCGCCCGGGCCGTGAAGATTTTCATCATACAAAAATACAATTTTCGGGAACAGAACCGGCTTTTTGCACTCCTTTTTGCCCTGACCTTCACGGTGAACATTAAGCATACAAATCGATGCCATCTTTTCAAAACGTCCGGTTCCGAGACCGGTCGTCACCGTAATAAACGGATAGTCACCGCGGCTTGAAGCAACCGTGTTAAACTTGTACTCCCAACCCTGGAAGCCCTGCTCAAAGTCACGCTTTATATCTTTCATTGTCTCAGTCTCCGCAGCTTCTTCGCTGAGACCAAGGTCTAAGTAACGCTTCTTGTTACGCGCGTATGTCTTTTCGGCATACGGACTTAAAATTTTGTCAACCTCCGGCACGGTAAATCCACCGTATTGCTGGCTTGCCGCCGAAAGCACTATATCACCGATAACGTCAAACGCCACATCAAGGCTCTTTGGCTCGTTATACCATAAATTACCCATTTCAAAGCCGCCGCTCAGCACCGACTTCACATCAAACAGGCAGCAGTTCATAGTATCGCGCCTTGCAGACATATCGTGAACATAAATATAGCCGTCACGGCACGCCTGAAGCTCCTCAACCGTCATAAAGAATTTCTGATAGAGTTCCTTATTAAGCTGATTAAAGATGAGCGAACGCTTGGTCGAAACAAGCGCAGAGTCTGAGTTTGAATTCTCCTTATCACCGATATACATAATCGCCTGACTCTTTTGATACACCTCGTCCAGCATAGCGACAAAATCCTGCTTATAATTGCGGTAATCGCGGTAGCTCTTTGCAACAATCGGGTTTACTTCTTCAAGTGCACCCTCTACGATATTGTGCATCTCTGCGATGTGTATTTTGTCCTTTTGCATATTAAGCACACGGCTGTCTACAAAAGTACAAATCTTTTTGACATCCTCATCGGTAAATGTGATAAGCGCACGGTTTGCGGATTTTGAAACCGCCGCCACAACTTTTTGAACGTTATAGTCCTCTTCGGTACCGTCCTTCTTAATAATTTTAATCATATGTGACCCTTCCTTAAATAACATTGTTTTTCAGAACACCCCAATATTTAGGGGTGTGTTTATCTATGTATGTACAATATGTAGTATTATACCACTATTTCTAAAAAAACACAAGTGCAAAAACGGGTATAAATATTACAATTGTGTAACAGATTAATTATAGCACAACGACATTTAAGGCGCAAGAAGTTTTAGCATATAAATAAAAATTCAAACACAGTTAAAAACAAAACATTTTTTCAACAAAATTTGTAAATTTGGAATTAATTTAAAAAGTTGCGCGTAAGCTTTAATAAGGCGCGTCCTGCACCGCGCAAAAAACTTAAAAGGACTGAACCGAATGATAAAATCAAGATTTTTTAAAACACTGATTATTGCAGCGGCTGTATTTTGCACCGCATTTTTCCTGTGCGGCGCTTTAAAGCAAGATAATTCACAAGCAATTACTGCCGCGCCGGAACCGACTCCTACCGTGTACAATGAACCCCTGCCGGCAGATGAAAATTTAAGAGGGGAAAATCCCGCTGACATAGTTGAGTCTGCTCAGGCGTGGTGTGATACATATTCACCCTACTCCTACGGTGCGAGCGGCTCAGACGGCCCCGGGAGCGCTGTCGATTGCAGCGCATTCACCCAGTCGGTCTACGAGGAGCTCGGCATAAGTATCCCGCGCGTATCCTATGACCAGGCTGAAGTCGGGGAACAAATCGCCTATACTCCCGGCGATTACTCAAATCTGCTGCCGGGCGACCTTGTGATTATGAACAACTACGGTCACTGCGGGATATATGCAGGCGACGGTATGGTTATCCATGCCTCCTCAGCCGGAGGCAAAGTCATAAAAGTTCCGATAAGCAGCTTTTCAAACAGCTTTATAAACGAAATCCGACGCGTTATACCGGAATAAAAAGAGCTGCACGCAAATATGCGTGCAGCTCAAATTATTCTTTAAATTAACCGTTAATTGCCGCCTGTGCAGAAAGGCAAAAACAAGGGGGTTTTTGAGGAACATTCCGTTGTCCTCATTCTCTTTCCTATGTAACGAGGAAATCTGTTCGATTTCCTCTAATTTAACTACGGCTCTGTTCTTCCGTCCCTCTGCCGTAAAGGTTGCCCTAACATCAGCCGTCCCGTTCAGATTAACATACCAATCAAAAGTAGTATCTGAGGTAGGCGTTACTCTGTAAACAAACTGATTGATAATATCCTTACTAACCTTTGTGCCACTAAAATCTATCAGCGTATTCAGCATACTGACAATTCCGTCTAATTGAAGTCCGCTTTTCGGTTGTTCGTCCGTTGGTGCTTGATTTATCTTTTCCTGCAACTGCTGAATTTCGGCATCTATGGGCATTCGCATTGTCTGGTATTCTTCCTTTGACAGCTCGCCATCTGCCCTCATAGCAATAAGGTTAGTCAAACGGGTTTGAGCCTTGTCAATTTTCGCTTTGATGGATACTGCGTCATGCTGATTTTCATTAAGCCTATCATCTTTATAATAACGCCTAATGAGGTCTATTGCAATAATTACGGATTCTTTTCTGTCCTGCCAGAGATGCTCCAACAGCTCTTTTGCCATAAAATCAAGTTTCCAGTCAGTTATCATTTTGATGTCGCAATATCCCTCAGTGTCTAAGCCAAGAGCCGCCCTCTTTTTCTTGTTCCCGTTGTTTATCTGGTTATAGCACTGATAACCGTATGAAATCTTACCATCCAATTTTGTATGCCACTTATCTTTTCGGAATGACGAGCCGCACGAACAGCGAAGTTTATTTACCCATATATCCTTGGAGTCACGCTTACTGTGCGTTGTTTTTGAAGTTGACACCAAAGAGGGCTTCATTCTGCTTTCTCGTATCTTCTGGGCTTTGTCCCATACTTCCTGTGAAACAATAGCAGGGAAATCACCCTCCACATATTCATAAGTGGACATATCCAGATTGTTAATCCTTTTCTGCTCAAGGAAGTTGTTGCTTCTGGATTTGTTATAACACTTCGTACCCGTATAAGTGGCATTTTTTATGGCTCTCATAATATTGGATACGCTCCATTTTACAAGCCCCGATGCTGTTTTTCTCTTTCTTTCTGTCAATATTCCTGCAATCTTCATCGAGCCGTATCCCTGCAAATACAAATCAAATATCATTCTGACTGTTTCTGCCTGTTCTTCATTGATAACATAGGTTTCACCCACTCGGTCATATCCTAAAATATTCCCATTTCCATAAAGAACGCCGTTATCTCGGCTGATTTTCTGTCCTGCCTTTACACGCTCGGAAGTCTTGCGGCTTTCTTCCTGTGCCAAAGTTGCCATAAGCGAAAGCCGAAGCTCTCCGTCACCGTCCATCGTCCAGATATTATCATCAATAAAGAATACCTCTACGCCGATACCCTTTAACTCCCTTGTCACCACAAGAGTATCTACAACATTACGAGCAAATCGGCAGACCTCTCTTGTTACAATCAAATCAAATTTGCCGTTTTTGGCATCTTCAATCATACGCAAAAATGCAGGGCGTTTTTTTGCTTGTGTACCAGTGATGCCCTCATCTATATAGCGTTCGCAGACAGTCCAGTTTGGATGATAGCGTACTTGGTCATCATACCACTGCAACTGATTTTCAAGTGCAGATAACTGTGCCTCATGCTCTGTTGAAACACGCCCATAGATAGCAACTTTTCTCGCTCGGTTTCTGTCAAATAACGCATAGTCCGTGAGCTTAAATCTGTAATTATATTCGTTTACTGCTGTGTTCATAAAGCATACCTCCTTTAACTCAACACTATTCTACCTCTTATCAAGCCGCCTGTGAAATGTGCAAATTTGAATGCTTCATGATATTCGTATATGTGGCTTGATTTATCAATCCCTTTTCCAGAAGTATCTCAATAAGTTTAAGGGCAGCAATATAATTATCAATTTTTATCTCTTTCATTGCTACCTCCCCTCAAAGAAATACTAATGGCAAGAGCTTTATCTACTCTTGCCATTAGTTTGTCGGGCATCATTCCCATATACTGTTTTAACCGTTGTTTATCAATCGTCCGTATCTGTTCAAGCAAAATAATCGAATCTTTATCAAGTCCTTCAAAATTACTTACTTGAGTATGTGTCGGCAACTTAGCCTTTGTCTGCACTCGGCTTGTAATCGCTGCAATAATCACGGTAGGGCTGTGTCTATTGCCTATATCATTTGAAATGATAAGTACGGGGCGTGTACCGCCTTGCTCCGAGCCGATAACGGGGTTAAGCTCTGCGTAGTAGATGTCGCCACGCTTAATAATTCTATCCATGTGTTTGTCCTCCCATCTGGATTTAGGCAGGAGTTTCCTGCCTATGTAGCCGCCAGATACAAGGAAGTATTTAAGGTCGGGAGAGCGTAAAACAAAGCTCTGTTTCCATAGACCGCCTTGTATCAGGCTTGATATGATAGGAGCATTTCTATTTGTCCTCGACACCCCGAAACGCTATGGGAAGTCGCCAAACGGTCAGCAGCGAACTGACGCCACGGGAGTTTCACCCCAACTGTCGGTCTGACAGAGCCGCCCTCATTGCCTGCGGCGGATTGATTACCGCTCGGACTGTGACTGGACGGGAGTACCATTGTTCTCTTTGTGGGTTACGGCGAAATCGGGAGCTGCCCGATATTTTGAGTCGGTAAGAGAGGCTGACCACCTTTATGTAGCTCGCTGCCATTCGGCAGGTCATGGCGTACCGCTGCACACGCTCATGCTCATCACAAACACAAAGAGGAAGTGCTTGGCGAATGGGTATTCGGTTGTCAAGGAACTGTCCCCGTTTTCGCCACACAAAGGAAAATGGGGCGAAGGCTTTTTTGCCTTACACCCCATAGTCCTTGGGAAACCTCGATTTTCCCCTCTACTTAAAAAACTTTTTCAATTTTTCTTTGAGCCTGTCCATTCTTCTGTAAACAGCCTTTTCAGTAGTGTTGAGCCGTGATGCAATTTCACGGGTAGAATAGCCCTGTATCTTCATCACAACGATTTGCAGGGTAAGCCTGTCCACCATGATAAGGATTTGATAGAGCTGCTGATTTTCGATGCTGTCTAAAAAATCCTCAACGGTTTTCACTTCGGGCTGTGCTGTTTCATCGGCAAAATCCTCAAGGTATGTACCTGCGTCCTGCAATCTGCGGTAATACCGTCTATCGGAATTAAAGACCGCCCAATCGTGAGTATGGAGCTGTTCAATAGTGTCCTCGCTGACACCCAAGCTCCGTAACTGCTTTTCCTCGGCTTCTTTCCAGAGCCGCCATTTCTTTTCTTCTCTGCCATAGTTGAATGACATTCCTGTTTCCTCCAATCTGAATTTTTTTGAAAAACCCAGATTGGCAGGCGGAGAACGGCATCCTACACCAGAAACAGGCTTGTGCCATATTTCTGCAAAAAACGACAAAAGAAAAACCGCAAAGGCTGTCATACCTTTACGGTTTAAGGAGAGTTTATTTCTATTATGTAGAGATTTGACTTCTACTTTTG